ACCGAACTAAAAGGAATCGTTGGCTACTTAATGAAAATCGAGGAACAAGAAGCCGCCCTCAAAACAAAACTATCCTCTTACTGCGAAGATGCCGAGTTTCATGAAGTCCCACCCTCACCCCCAGACAACAACGTTGATGACTGGATTCCAGACTTATAACTTTAAGCGTGGTTACATTTTTACCACACGGCTGGTTGGTTTATGAGTGAAGAAAGGATTTTAGGAAGATTTAAGGCTTGGAGGGAGTCGGCTCTTTTGTTTGCAAAAGAGGTGATTGGGGTTGAGCCGTCCGCGCAGCAGGCGGAGTTGCTGAGTGGGATTTTTAAGGGTGGGGAAAAGAGGCATTCGGTTAGGAGCGGTCACGGGACAGGAAAGGACGCGGCAGCAAGTTGGGCGATTTGGTGTTTTCTTTCGACTAGGGTTAATGCGAGGGTGGCGTGTACAGCACCGACGGGGCATCAGTTGAGGGATGTTTTGTGGTCGGAGCTTGCGAAATGGTACTGGAAGTGTCCGGTTTTGCAAGATGAGTTTGTTATGCAGAAGGATAAGATTTTTCATAGGAGTGCGCCGGATACTTGGTGGTGTAGAGCGATTACGGTTAATGTTAAGGCTAGTGCGGATGAGCAGGCTGAGACGCTGCAAGGGTTGCATAATGAGCATCTTTTCTTGGTTGTGGATGAAGCGAGTGGTGTGCCAGACCCGGTGTTTGTTCCGCTGGAAGGTGCGATGACGCAGGAGGATAATAGGGTTTTGCTGATAGGGAACCCGACGAGGAGTAGCGGGTATTTTTATGATACGCATTTTCATAAGAAGCTGAGTGGGAAGTGGCGGAAATATCATTGGGATTCTAGGAAGTCGAGTAATGTTTCGCAGGAGATGGTTGATTATTTTGCGGATAAGTATGGGGAAGATTCTAATGTTTTTCAGATAAGGGTGGCAGGAAATCCGCCGGTGGAGGAGGAAGGGGTTTTGATTCCGCTGGGGTGGAGCAGGCAGTGTATTGGGAATGAGGTTAGTGTGGGAGAAGAAGATCCGGTTTATCTTGGGGTTGACGTGGCAAGGTATGGTGGGGATGCTTCGGTTGTGCTGCCGAGGCAGGGGTTGAAGGTTTTTCCTTGGGAAACTTTTAAGGGGATGAATACGATTGAGCTGGCGGATAGGATTGTGGATACGTTTTTGGCAGTGGATGGGAAAGGAGTAGGGATTGATGGGATAGGGATTGGGGGAGGTGTCTGTGATTATTTGTATAGGCACAAGGGAGGAAGGGGGTTTGTAACTGAAGTTAATGTTTATAACGCTTCGACGAATAAGGTTAGGTATAGAAGACTGCGTGATGAGTTGTGGGTGAGGGTAAGGGAAAAGTGTATGAAGGGGTTATATTCGTTTCCTGATCAGTATGTTAAGTATGGCGGGATGGACTTGCATTTGGGGGAGTGGTTGTGTGATGAGCTGGCGACGCCGAGGTATTCTTTGGATAGCGGGATGTGGCAGATTGAGTCGAAGAAAGATATGAAGCAAAGAGGAATTGGAAGCCCAAATGTTGCTGATGCGTTGTGTATTACGGAGTATTTTTATGAAGTTGCCCCACGGCTTTGGGGAGGTAAGGGTGAGAAAGGGAAGAAGAAAAGGCGGTTTTATGGGGAGAAAAACAGGATTGAACGCGGGTCTTGGATGGCGGTGTAGTTATGAGTTTAAATAAAGTTGTGGAAAAGGATGTTAAGAAGGATTTGGGCCTGCTGCTTAAATGGCTTTATGAGGCAGAGGCCTCTAGTGCTGAATCAAATTGGCGCAAAGAGGCGATGGAGGATTATAGGTTTTATGCTGGTAAGCAGGATTATGATGAGGTTTTGTCGGCGCTGGAGGAGCAGAATAGGCCGGACTCGACTTACAATAAGGTTAAGACGAAGATTGATATGCTGGTAGGAATGGCGGCGCAGAGTAAGCATGAATGCGTGACGCTGCCTGTTGGGGCAGAAGACGAGCCGCTGGCCGAGTTGATGTCTCAGGTTATTAAGTTTTATAGAAGACAGCTGAAGATTTCCAGGAAAGAGTTGGAAGTTTTTGAGCACACAGTTAAGTGTGGGAGAAGTTTGCTGCATTATTCTGTTGGTGGGAATAATCCGTTTAGCCCGGAGATTAAGGTTAAAAGAGTAAGCGGGTTTGATTACTTCGTGGACCCGAGGTCTAAAGAGTATGATTTAAGTGATGCAAGGTATGTTTTTATTGAGAGTTGGTTGACAGCTGAAGAAGCTGAAGCGTTGTTTGGGAAGAAGGCAGCAGAAGGCGGGTTTGATGTGGGAGGGTCTTCGGGGAGTAGTGTTGAGCGGTGGCTGAATGATACGCGGGAGTTTAGGCAGGGAACGAGTGTTTTTAAGCCGCTTTTTTATGATGAGATAAATGATACATATAGGGTTGTTGAGGCGTGGTATAGGAAGTGGGTTGACGTGGTCTGGTTTATTGATCCACAGGTGGGGACGCCGCAGCAATTGACGCCGGAGGAGTTTGAGAAGTATAAGGAGATGGTGAAGGAGCCACTGGTTGGGTTGAAGACTAAAAAGCAACAGGTTTATTATTTGATTTTTAGTGGGGATGTTTTGCTGGAAGGAGGAGAAAGTCCGTATACTGGTTTGGAGGAAACAGTTAAAAGCGGATTTCCTTTTGTGCAGTGCGGGGCGTTTAAGGATGAAGATGAAAATAGGTGGTTCGGGGTAGTGCAGGTTGCGAAAGACCCGCAGCGGGTGCTTAATACAACACGGCGGCAGTTTGTTCATTTGTTGCAGACATTGCCGAAGGGGATGTTGAAGCATGAGGCGGGTGCGGTGCTGAACATTGAGGAGTATGAAACGGAAAGTTCCAAGCCTAACTTTCATTTGGAGATGATGGAAGGAAAGATGGACAGGGCTGAGTTTGTTCACCAGCCACCGATTAGTCCGGTTTATCAAACGCTTGATCAGATGTTTGATGTTGATATAAAAGACACGATGGGGATTCATGACACTTTGATGGGAGTGCAGACAACAAGTCGTGAACCCGGGGTTAGTGTGCGGGCAAGGCAGGAAACAAACCTTGCAGTGCTTTACCCGTTGTTTGCTAATTATGAAGAGTTTAGGCTGGAATCCAGCCGGTTGCTTATGTATTTTATCCAGCGGTTTGTGCGTGATGATGTGCTGATTAGGATTGAGGGGGAGAAGGGTGCACAAATGTTGCAAATAAACAGCCAGATGAATCCACAAGTGGAGGGCTGGAATGACATTAGTGCTGGACGGTTTGATTTGGTTGTTGAAGAGGTGGCTGAAACAGCTACTACAAGAACTTATATTGCGCAGATTTTGGCAGAATATGCACACAATAATCCTGGGGCGATTCCTCCTGATTTGATTCTTGAGTATAGTAATGTTCCTTTTAGTGTGAAGCAGCAGGTTAAGGCTTTTTATGAGCAGCAGATGATGGCGCAACAGAAGCAACAAGAGGCTGAAAATGCGTTTAAACAAAGGGAGCTTGAGATTAAAATGTTAGAGGCTGAGGCCAAAATGGTGGCTGCCCGGCGCAGCGCTAACGAATCCAAGCAAGAAACCAAACAAAAAAGTCAGACACAAGGGCAGAAAAAGAAAGGGAAGGCTTAGTCATGAGTGAACAAGTGAATGAGGTTTACAGTGGGATGGAAGATTTGATGGAAGCTGTGACGGCTGTCGATGGGCCTGCAGAAGACCTTACGCCAGATGAAGAGGTTGAGGCTGAGGCTGAGGCTGGGGGCGAAGGTGAAGGTAGTGCGGGCCAGGAAGAAGAAAAAGGGCAGGATACTGGCGGCGTTGCAGAGGAAGAAGCGGAAGCTGCAAAGGCTGAGCCGACGACTGAAACTGACCCGCATTCTGAAATCAATTCCTTGCGAAAATTGTTGCGGCAGCAGCGGCAAGAAATGGCTGAATTGCGTAATGCGCAGCAAAAACGGGAATTGGCAGCCGCAGCGAGGGACGAGCAACAACGCAAGATGGCTTTGCAGAAGACTCGTGAGGAGTCTTTCTATGATGACAGCTTTGGCGGCCAGCAAGGAGCCGACCAAGAGTTGGGACAGACAAAGCCTGAATCACCTCCCACTATCACGACAAAGTATGATGAGCTTAAGGGACAACTGGATAGCATCATCAGCGTGAAAGGCCCAGTTCTTGATACACTCGCTGCTACTATGATCGAGTCTGGGAAATATCCTGATATAGAGCAGGTTTGCGCACAGGAAAACTTTGATGCTGTTTTTGATGCGGTGGCAGAGAAAATCGCGAGGGAACACAATGTGGACTTTAGTGAGGCGCGGCTTAGTGTCGAGTTGAATGTCTGGCAAAAGCCGAATCCTTACAAATATATGTACGACATCATTAAGGCAAACTTTAGTGGTCCGGCCAAAGCAGTTGCGGCGTCGCCGCCTAAAGAGGATGAAGCGGCACCTGCGCCTGCTCCTAAAAAGGCTGAAACGCCTAAAAAGGCTGAAGCACCTAAGGCTGCCGGAACCGTAGTCGGTGTCGGCGGTGGTTCTCCTGGGTCGGCTGGTTGGACAGCTAAAGCAATCGACAATCTCCCGGAGGAGCGGTTGAGTGAGGTTCCTGCGGATGTTTACGAAAAGTATCTGCTCGATGAGCTGGATTAATAACAAGGAGTTATGATGGCCACTTATCCGAAGACGCGATTCTTGACCAATGATGAGATTACACGAAAGAAGTGGTCGAAAGAACTCTTTCGTGTTGTCTTGCCGGAAGTTGAGTATAATTATCTGGTGGGCACTGGGGCTGAT